TCACGTGTTAGATTCAATAGTTTTACATATTTTCAGAATTAGAACTTCAGTGAAAGCACTAGATACGTCTAATAAAATAGAGGGGTTATTATTGCACATTGTTGTCAAAGACCCGAGTTCAGCACTACTCCCCTTAATTTTCCAATCATTCACTATAAGTAAGATCTCGTCTTCTGAATCTGACCGTTTAAATGCAGAAACTAATATATTATAAGCGTTTATGACCTTACCTTCAGAAACTCGAGATTGGTAGGCGATTAAATCGTTATACATATATATCGAAGTAGCCCAACCAGAAAGACTAATAACAATCATTATCAATGTTATAAAGTTCCCCTTCCATTTAGTAATACACATGTGTGAGCGCTTACCTCTAACTAACTAAAACATACATATTAAATGCAACTTAACGCATATAGTAAACATTCAATTTTGAAAATTAATATTTACCTACATATCACAGTCATTCTCAAAAATGAAAAGGCATTTAACTTGCTACTTAATAATGTGGATATTAATAATAAAAGAACTAGAAAACCACCCTTTCCCTTTCGGGTATTTTTTGATATTAACTCCTTGGGTTAAAGCTCTGTAGTAGTTAGGAACACCTAAAAAATCATAAGGAACAACTTTCATGAACAAATGTTTTTTCAGAGTATTACCTACTTACCTAGTATTTATTTTCAGTTTATCAGGTTGGGTAACTTCGGTTTTTCTATACAACGAAATAAGACAACACCAACACTTCGTTCAAGAAGGAAAATTAACTAATCCTTTCAATATCTTAAAGTTGTCCTTAACAGATTTAAGCTCTGAAAGTGAAATTTACAGAAAAATACATGAATGGAGCTTTAACGAAAGCAATGCGCAACTAGGATCTCTCAAAACTATCTGCACTTATAATCCAAGAATGCTAACTTCAATGTCACCTGTAATTTGTAAAACGGCGACGATACATGTTTGTAACTATTTGTTTGAATTGCAACCTTAAGGGCGCTTGACATGCAACTACCACTTATAAATCCAGCAAACCATAAAGAAATGCCATTACAATCCAAAACAATGATAAAGTACTACTGAATGACTCATAAATACTATGCCGATGTAAATCAATCCTGCCTTCCAAACAAAGCTAGCTAATAGAAATGCCAAGAATTGTTTTTTCACTACAGAAAAAATCTCGATCAACGTTTATTTTCACTATATTTATGGTCTCGTCACTCACAATGAAGATGCCCTCTCAATCCCTAATGAATTTATAAGAACCCAGTCGTTAGTTACAACTGAGGAAAGTAACAGCATACAACCACCACCATAAATAACTAAAAAAAACGACTACTTATGCTGTTAATGTGCAGCAAGAGAACATATATACAAATATAGCTTTCAACGTTAAAAATCTTACACTCCCGCATAATTAGCTATGACGCTTCATGATGCCCCTTTAGGCTTATCGAATATTGTTGCTCTAAAGTAACTCTTTAATAGAAGTGCAAGTGTTTAAGGAAAGCATCTTCAGTACTGAACAATAAGTAAGGGTGACGACACCCTTATTTTCGAAGCCTTTCAAAAGGCATTGCCTAACGTTCAGCCATTTCAATGATACTTAAAACTGCCTTGCGTGTATCTTGCTCAAGCACCCCATTTGTATCAGCGATAATTAAGCCAGCTATATACACACCTGCAGTTCGCATTTCTTCATTAGCCTCACTGCTCGACACACCATCAATAACGATATCTAAAGCAGATAAAATGATGTCTTTTTCTTTATGATTTAGCATATCAACACCCTCGTGAGTCAACTGATCATGAATCACACCTTCTCTACTACCGCTTATCATGCAGCAGTGATTCAAAGGTGTTGAATGCCTTATTGGTTAAATCATCCTTTATCTGAACATTCAGCCAATCTAGCAATAAAGCTTGTCACTTCAATAGCACCTTGCAACTAAACCACACCCAAATGCTAATTCTTCCTTGTGCTTGGCTGTTATTGGAATTACCCAACAAGCTCTTAAGTAAATCTGACACCTCCCAATCATTCATCGCCACCGTGCAAGTTTAAATGTTGTGCATTAAGATTGAGAACAAAGTTAGCTTTGAACTATCCAATAACTAACCATCAACAATATTCAGATAAGCCGCCCACTTCTGAGGAGAGCGAGTGAAACCAATGACATTACCCTTCCCACCAGTGGCAACACAAAGATCTTTCTCAGGAGCAGTTATCTGATGTACAGCATAAGGACCACTTTGCCTCAAACCTAAAAGCGATGAAACCGGAAGGATCAGAACATCTTCAGTAGGCTCAATCAATGATTGAATTTCATAGAAATAACGGCGCACAGTTTTTCGACAAAGACGAGCTGTTTTCGCAACGAGCGTGATGCTAAGCGATTCCCCCTTATTCAATAGATATCGACTGGCGTTTATCATGCGCTTTTTGGTTTTATCACGCCTTAGTTGGTGTGTTCTCGCCGCAGCTAAGCTTTGCCTTTGCTTAATGTCTAGGTCGTTCGAGAGATTCATCACTCCCCGCTTTACACTCGAACAAGCGTAATACTTATCCCAAGTCCACCGAGCAACACTTTTAACCACGGACTCAACTTCGCTATGCCTCAAAGGTGTCTGAGTACCAAACGAGTGGTTCTTGTATGCAGCAAAGTAACTGACACGACGTTTGAAATTCTCATAGCTCCCTTCCCTACGCTCTGCTTTTACAATCGAATAGGCGTAGTGGCGAGCATACTCAAATAAAGTGCAATTACGGGAGTGAGACAGGTCATCTAGATTTGTGGGTTCACTCCAATGCAAAGCCGCTTCAACTTCTACAGAGTCAGCTAACTCACCAAGCTCATAAACTTGGGAATGAAGCTCTGTTGTTTGCCACCATGGATGAAAAGGCGTCTTAGCCACTGGCCCTGAATACGCAAGATCAGCCTTGAGGCGCAAAGCCATTGCTTGATACACAGCTTTAAGATATTGGATAGGTTTACTTCTCGCGTTGTCGCTAGTACAAACTGGAACAATCGCATAGTAAAGGTGGGCTTTGTTACTGTGCCGATTTCGGACAATGAGATTAGGAGCTGGTAACCCTTCATCTTGCCAAATGTAAGGGTTAGGGATTGCTTGGTCATCATGGTCAATGTCGAACACTAGCCAAGAGAGCATATCTTTACGATTCACCTGCATATATGGCCAACGGACAGCATAACTCCTTGGTCGAACAAGCATAGCGGTTTTATTATCGCTGCATCTAGACAGATACGGGGCTTCATCGAGCAAACGCTGAAACGAATTGCTCGTTGTTTTTAGAGGGAGCATGGCAACCTGCCTAAAGTTATTTAGTCATGGTTAGGAAGTAATTGATAACCTTCACAGGCATACACTAGCCAACACTATCAATAATCCCGACGCACACAGAGGTAACCTTCGATATCGAAGTCAACTGTAGAAGCAGGGTCATTATTAATGTTGAAGGGCTCAAGACTTAGAGGGGCTCTTCTCGTGAGAGCACCCTCTAGTTTCTATGAACAAGGAGACATGTCATCCTTTCGTCTCGCTTGCAAATGTCTTAAGAGCTATACCAGCTTGGTTGTGTATATCACGCCAGATTCGAATCAAGTTACTTTGACAGGCTTCCTGCCCCTCCACTTGGTTATCTCGATACTTAGCGATATTTAACGATGCTACGTTCTGAAGGTGGAGTGCTTCATCAACATTGGAGATGGGTATCTGAACGGTTAGGTAGCTCATGCGTTGCCCCCCATAATTTCTAAGCAATATTGTTCAAACTGGAACAACGCTTCATCATCGAAATGACCAAGATCTCTAAGTGCTAGCATTTCCACAAACAAGTTACGATTATTCAAATCCAAATAAGACCAATGATGAAGTTGCGGTGCGCACTTAACATTTCCTGAGCGATACCAACTGACAAATGAATGGGAGAAGAATACACGAGCACGCTCTCCCTCCATCGCGCCACGTATTTCAGCCAAAATGTCTGGCTGTGGACGATGTATCTCGGGGGGAGACAGTTTCTTTGCAATAGCCTCAAGGTATTGCAGTATTGTTTGCTGCTCTTCCGTACCGCTTTGCCTAAAGCGTTTTTGTATCTGCTCTATTGACTGATTCAATAAAAATGGTTCTAAACTTTCCATACTAACCTCCAAGTCATCGCCACTAAGTGCGTATGTGAAAAACGTTCATTCAAGTAACTCAACTTAAAGCAGTAATAGCTTCACGAGCCGCCATTTCATGCATGGCAACCATGTTAATCAGAGGCTTATCACGAGGTTTGTCTTTAGGTTTGATGATGACTCGGCCTTCAGTTACGAACTGGCGGATAGTTCCCATAGGTAATCCAGTGATACGAGAGTATTCTTCGTAAGTCACATAAGGACTTAGGGGTGGTATCTTGTACGTTAACATAGTGATATCCTTATATTTATGTCTATCTTCATCGGTTGTCTCTAGCTTTGGTCGGCATGACAATCGAAACACACAAGAATTATTGATCGTCATTTGCGAACTTTCAACAAAAAATGACAATTTAATTCGAAAATGAGAACTTTAAAGTCATGAGCATTCGTAAAATAGAACCTTTTGATTATTTAAAAGGCACTGATTTCACAGAAAATTTGAAGCGTCTTACACGATGTAAAAACTTTCAAGAAATGGCGTTCGTATATGACGTACCAAAAAGTACATTCAGCACTTGGAATACTCATAATCGAACATCTCATGAACTCATGGTCAGAGCCCATCTAGCTTTGGGGATTCCTATGGAAGAGTTGGCTTTAAAACCAGAAGACCGATTAAGAGCCCGTTCTATGACAAAAAGTACTGTCGATGAAATAGAGACTACTACTTCACCTCAACACAACTCAGTACAGATCAAAAGCTATTGCTTAACCAATGGAGAGCTTTTAGATGCTGGTGAACTACCCTATGCTATCCGCAGACTTAGCAGCTTTAATCTCAATACTGACGCAACAATTGAAATTGAAACTAACGAAGCCCTGTATCTCATCGACAAAGACTCTACGAACCCTACCTCAGGCAAATATTTGATAGACATTGATGGAACTTTATCGATCAACCATATCCAGCGCTTGCCGGGCAAAAAACTAGCGGTCGTCTTTGGCGATTCGACAGTTGAAGTCTCAGAAGAAAATATAAAAGTGATTGGCCGCGTAGCGGTGACCTCTAAAAGAGAGTAATTAGAAAAGCATGATTTTTAAGGTAATCAAGCTCCTAGGACTTGTAAAGCTATCTCTGAATCACCTTCGTACCTCCGTCAACTGAGCACTTTCGTTAGGCGATACACCTGAGCCAATAATGGCAATATTATCATTGTAACATACAAGGCATGACTACCACTTTGATAATAAATTTGAATCTTAAGTAAGCGATTGAAGTAGTACAACTTGTCGTTTACTACCATGTATAAGGAAATTTAGTTGTGACAGCTGAAATTGCCGTGCATAACCGCTATGCGATTGCATTAGCCGCTGATTCCGCAGCATCGGTCAGTGGCGATAACTCCCACAAAGTTTTCAACAATGCAGAAAAGTTATTTGAGTTATCAAGAATCCATCCTGTGGGCCTCATGATTTACGGTTCCGCAGAACTGCAAAATTTCCCATGGGAGGTTTTGATTAAAACATACAGAGACCGTCTTGAAGATGAACATCGAGATACTATCGAAGAGTATGCTCTAGAGTTCATTCAATTTGTTGGTTCTTTCTATTCAGAACTACCAGACGCTTTTGTTGATAACGTAACTGCAAACCTTATCTATTCTCAGCTTTTAAATGCAATTGATAAAATCAAAGAAATGGAGCAAAGCTTCATTCCTGATGATGAAAAATCTTCGCCAAATTCTCTATTAGAGTCCGCTCGAAACTGGAACTCCCTGCTAGAGGAAGCCCCTTTCTTAGAGGGTTTTGATGAGTCAGATATTGGGAAAACAAAAACACTCGCGAGCGGCCTATTGGAAAGAATGCTAAATAACCCTAATTTGTACGGGATAGTTTTAGATTTACACACCGAGGAGTTACACCGAAACATTTTCGATCAAACAATAAAAATGGTGGCCAACACTTTAGTTCGAGAGTACCCACTTGAGCAAAACTTTACTGGAGTCGTAGTCGCGGGCTACGGAGAAAAAGAGTATTTCGCTAGCGTTTATGCTTTTGAAGTTTACGGTATTTTGAACGGTAAGCTCAGATACCGCATTGACAAAAAAAAATGCGCTAATATCCCAGGAAGTGCTGGAATCATCCCATTCGCACAAGACTCCGAGGTAGGCACTTTTATTAACGGCCTCCACCCAACGTTGAACACTGCTTTAAGTACCATGGAGAGGGAGTTAATAGAATTAACTGCTACTCAAGTCGACTTAGTCTTGCAACATGTTTCAGATGAGCAACTCAAGGCTCAGTTGGAGGCTAAAATAATGGAAAATGTAGAAAACAAACGTTCTGAAATTCGCGATGATATGATTGAAAAAGTCAGAAGGGTAGCCAATAAAATGACCGAAATGTTGGAGCATTTACCTAAAGCAGAATTAGCTTATACTGCAGAATCATTAGTAAATTTGACTGCGTTCAAGCGCAAAGTATCAAACGAGTCAGACTCTGTGGGCGGACCTATTGATGTTGCATTAATTTCCAAATGTGATGGATTTGTCTGGGTTAAACGCAAACACTACTTCTCTTCTGAGTTGAATAAAAACTATCACCTCAAAAAATTAAATGCAAAGACACCGTACAATTTGTACTAAATCGAGAATTGAAAGCTACGATCAAAAAAGAGCACCAACGTGCTCTTTTTATAGTGTGTGCAAATGTCTATGCACTTTCTGGCTTTTTGCCTTTACTTAACGAGGAGCTCAAGTTTATGCCTCGTTCTCGAGCTTGCTGCTCAAAATGTTTTCGCAGCTGCTCAGGCGTCATACCTTTAAAGGACTGGATAGAACGTTCGACTTCAAATTCGTCCTTATCAGGATAACGACTCAACATCGCCTTTTCTGCAGCGCGTAATCTTTCTGATAGCATCATGTTTTCCTCCTAGCTGCCACAATTATAGACATAGTTTGTCTATGTAGACAAGAATCACCACCAAACGCAATCGTTATCGATTTCAATAATTTCGTATGGCTCACCTTTTTTTACATCGCTAGAAAGATGCAAAATACTCTCCCAAACTAGTTTCTGTTTCAGAAAATCAAACACTTCCTTAGGGTGTTCTTTATATTCCCTCGTTATTTTAAAAATTGGAATATAACGTTTAGAACTTTGATATCTCTTAATCGCTCTAACTAACGCTTTTTCAGGTGGAAGCCATACCAAACCAAGAGATACACGATAACCCTTTTCTACAAGTTGATGATAGAGTTTTTCAATAGTGCCAGCTTTAGCTCCTATCTTAGGTATTACCATGTTATACCCAAATGCAATGCAGTAGTTTTGTAACGAATTCAATCCACTAATTGCGATATCTGATGACTCTTCGTGAACCCAAGATGCACCATTTGGAAAAGCTATTTCTGGAAGTTTTTTCTTCGCTAAATCAGAGTCCACGATATATGCCCCCCGAACATCAGACATGGTTTGAGCGACCGTCGACTTACCAGAGGCAGGTAACCCTAAAAGAATCATAGCTCGGCTTTCAGCCTTAACTCTGTGCCTAGGTCTTGCACCACCAAATCCCATCTTTATTTTGTCATCATCATAAGGTAGTGTTTCTTTAACCAACTCCCAGAAAACGTTTTCGCGCAACTCATTCCTGTCGATATCTCCTTTTCTCCATTCAGTGAAATCGTATTGCTTACCTAAATCTTCAATTAGTGCAATCTCTCGAGCTAAAGCCATACGTTCTTTGCCACAAGTCGGATAACACACCTCCTCGAGAACATTATCTAAAAAACAGATGCTGTCATAAGGAGTCATCTCGCGCTTTACTTGAGGGAAAAACAAGCTTCTGAACGTAGATTTTAACTGCACTATTATTCTTTTAACTTTCATCACTATCCACTGTTTGTTTCGTCTAAAAAACCGAATTAAGGGTAATTTATGTACACAAGGTACTGATTTTATATCATGCAATTAATTACCTTATGAGATCAATTGCGTTATTCTAATAAACATGGTTAATCTTTAGCAAAAATACTTTGCCGATAATACCAAATGAAACAGGTTCTCAGCTTGATTCCATCGAGAGCAATACTAGGTATTTCAGCAACGCAAAACTAGTATTCATGACGATACGCAACCTCAAAGACGGCAACAAAAAACCATGGCTATGCGAATGCTACCCACATGGCCGAAATGGCAAACGCATCCGTAAACGCTTCGCCACCAAAGGCGAAGCCAATGCTTTCGAGCTCCACATCATGAAAGAGGTGGACGATAAACCTTGGCTTGGAGCAAAGCCAGATCACCGCCGTCTTTCTGACTTAGTTGCACTTTGGTTTATGTTGCATGGCAAGAATCTAAAATCCGGTGACCATTCTCGCTTACGTTTAGAAATCATGGTTGCCGATCTCAATAATCCAATCGCTGCTCATCTGAATTCACAACAACTGGCATTGTACAGAGCCAACCGCTCGAACAAAGGGAGAGGCAAACAACACAAGGAATTGTCGATCGCATCGAGTAATACGGATTTCGGCTTGTTGAAATCGGTGTTCAACAAGTTGATAAAGCTTGGTGAGTGGAAACTACCTAATCCGGTGAACGGTATTGATGCCATCAAAAAGCCACAAACTGAACTGGCGTTTTTATCCGATCAGGAAATTCAGCATTTATTCGAAGTGGCAAGGCAAAGCCCAGTTGGTGACGAGATTATTAAGATATACAAGATTTGTTTATCAACCGGTGCGCGTGTAAGGGAAGCGATATTTCTAAAAGGCTCCAACTTAACGAAGTACCGAATCACGTATAGCAACACCAAAGGCAAACGCAACCGAACGGTGCCCATTTCGGAAGACTTATATAACCAGATTTATAAGCCAACCAATGATCGCCTTTTTACTTGCAGTTACAGAGTTGTGTATAAGTGGCTTAGGGTAGCATTGCCACACTTACCTGAAGGGCAAGCAACTCACGTTTTACGCCATACTTTTGCAAGTCACTTTATGTCAAATGGCGGCAACATACTTGTTCTAAAGGAAATCCTCGGTCACAAGATGATTGACCACACTATGATTTACGCCCATTTCTCACCAAGCCATTTGAGTGATGCGGTGCGCTTCAACCCTCTCGTAAACCTCAATATCTAG